GGTAATGGCATTTAAAATTATGTAATCAGTTGAAATTATTTAGTGGTTATTGGGCAGTGATTTGTGGACTGGTGATCAATGGAGTATCAGATCTGGAATTTTTTAAGATGACATACCGGTCATAAGCAAAAGTTACAGTTGTCTTTGTTATTGTACTTCCTTCATATGTAACTGGCAGTGCAGTCAAATTAGTTGGGTACGCATTTAACATCTTATAAGTCAACATCGTTGGATTACTTACATTACCATCTGTATTACGAACAAAATTTCTTTCAAATTTTGTAACTGCAATTGGTCTCTTATATGTGTTTGGGTATCTAAATCTAAAAAATTCATTATCCTCGAATCTACCAACTCCACCTCTTGGATTTCCACTTGATTGTCTACCTTCCGCCTCATTATAGAGTGGATTAATAAAATTTATCCACTCTTCAAATAGACGAATGATACCATATTCCGAATCAACATAAAATGTCATCGTAATTGGTTCAAAATTTCTCTTTGTAGGGAAAGTTTCAGTAAGTCCTTGTCTTGATCCAAATTCTTCTGAAGTAGTGAGTGTTGTTCCGGGCAAAACAGTTTCATTACACATAAATTCATAACGAAGAGATTGGAGACCCTCACCCAAAACTCCACAAGAAACTAACCACGCATTTATATCAGAATCCGATTGATTTCGGGAAACTGTGTCTCCCATGTATAGGGTAACTTTGAACTGACTTGTTACGGACAATTCCCCAAAGAGTTGCATTGCGCCAGGAAGGGAACCTCTTCCATCATTAGTCTGTCTTGGCGTGGTCATCCGTGTGTAGATCGGATCAACTCTATATGGATTGCCTGGAAAATCGGGCCTGAATGGCTCTGCCATCTATAAATATTTTTAATAGAATCTATACTATGTATAATGGCTTACAAAGGAAAATATAAACCAGAAAACCCCAAAAAATATAAGGGAGATCCCACTAATGTGGTTTATCGTTCTTTGTGGGAAAGAAAATTTATGAGATATTGTGATTTGAATGAAAATGTAAATCAATGGCAGTCAGAAGAATTTTGGATTCCTTATAAATCGCCTTTAGATGGTAAAGTTCATAGATATTTTCCTGATTTTTTCGTAAAATATAATGATAAAGACGGAACATCCAGAACTGTAGTTATAGAAATAAAACCAAAAAAAGAAGTAATGATGCCAGAACAAAATCCAAAAAGAAAAACAAAGTCTTGGGCATATCAAGTGCAAAACTGGGTAAAAAATCAAGCAAAGTGGAAAGCAGCAAAAGAATATTGTGATGATCGTAATTATGAATTTAGAATTATGACTGAGGACGATTTAGGAGTATGAAAATTTACGATGTTCCATATGAAAGAGGAAGAGGTATTGGTGATGTCATCATCAAAGAAGCGGGAAAATCAAACCGCAGTGGTGATTGGTATACTGGAAAACTCCAACAAGCTTTAAGTCAAGTTCAAAAAAATGACATAAATTTACAAGATACTGGTGGTATTGAAGTCGGCAGAATGTATTTCTTTAATTATAGTGCAAGTAGTACCGGACTTATGTTCTATGATAGACAACCCCTCGTATACATTGGAGAGGTAAACTATACTAAAGGATACTTTATTGGAATTAATTTACACTATGTAAATAAACAAGTTAGAGAGGGACTTGCAAAAAGTCTGATAAATAAGTCAGATACCGTAGGTATACCTCGTAATACCATTCATCGTTACTTTTTTTCTGGAGTTGTAGGAGAATTTCTGAGAGTTCCCGAAAAAGATTGGCCCTCCGTTGCATTATTACCAACTGAAAAATTTGTTGATATGAGAGGCAAATCTTTCCCTAAACATCAAGCCTGGAGTAAATCTTAAGTGGCATATCAAACATTAAACTCAACTGCATTAGTAAAAAATGGAATTACTTATAAGTCAGAGTATGATTTGTCCAATGGAAAGACGCGAATAATTCAAACTAATGCACCCACAGGAACGCAACCAATTTATCAAGATGGAAACTTTACTGCGGAAGCTACTAAAATAGGATTAACTGACACAACTGAAAAACAAAATATACATAATTCAATTAATACATCTACTAGAACTGCTCATAGTAATGCTGGAGGAACTCCAAAAGGATATGTTTTACCTCAACAAGCTCAATTAAACAATCAGGGAGCTGCTCCTGGCTCTAATTTATCTAATCCATCATCAAACCCAGATCCAAATAATGCTAGTGCAAATACCAACAATGGTTTTATCACTGCAGGACAGGCTATTGCAGAGTTACCTAACAATTTGGCTAAGATCGCAGACCCGTTCAGTAACCTTAAAAATCTTAGTGTAAGTGGCAATCAGTTTGGGGTTTCCAATGAATCCGCTATTTTTGGTAGACTAATGAAATATCCAAATGATATGGATATAACACGACAAGATTATCTAGTGATTGATCAATTTAGATATACTCCACCAAATGCTGAAAGTATATTTTCTGGTGCCAATGATATATGGGCCAAAGGATTGAATAGAGGAACCGATAGGTTGACGGAATCCTTAGGTAAGGTGTACCTTCCTATGCCAAACACTGTGCAAGATTCAAACACTGCTAGTTGGGACGGAAGTAGTATGAACAATATTGCGGCTGGAGCAATGGCAGATGTTGGGGGTAATTTAGCTGGATATGGTGCAGCTGCAGGAATTGGAGCCGCTGCTCAAGGACTAACAGGCATTGGTAGTCCACAGTTGGCTTTGCAGGCGATGATGATAGCTAGAGCAGTAGGTGGTGGTGCCGCTGGTAATCAAGTTATGCAAACGTTACTTGGTGCCGACATGACTAGTAAACTACTGTCTATGGTAGGACAGGGAGTTGATGTAGAGACTATTTTTGCTAGAGGAGCAGGTGTTGTACCAAACAGTAATCTGGAATATCTTTTCAGAGGTCCTGCATTAAGAATATTTAATAATTTTAATTGGAGAATGACTGCAAGAAGTGTTGAAGAATCAAGTACTATCAGACACATTATAAGATTCTTTAAACAAGGAATGGCTCCTAAGAAACAGAATCCTTCAAATGGAGCGGGTGCAGCTGCTCAACTATTAGGTACACCAAATGTATTTAAACTTGAATATAAAACTGGATCTAAAACTAATGATGCAGTTAATAAATTTAAGACCTGTGCTTTAGTACAGTTTAACACAAACTATACTCCAGATAGTTTTTGGGCTGCATATGATGAAGGGCAACCTCTTTCCGTAAGTATTTCTATGTCATTTAACGAATTAGAACCCATTTATGATTCGGATTATCAAACTTCGGATAAGTTTAGTTTAGTCAGAACCGATCTATCTTCAATCAGCGACGAGGCGGTAGGTTACTGATATGGGATACTTCAGAGAACTTGCGAATATTCAAGTACTTAACAGAACTAAGAATGATATTTCTATTGATGAAACAGTAATTATTAAAAATCTTTTTAGACGGGCAAAGATTCGTGAGGATATTATTGATGTTGTCACTGCCTTTGAATACTACCAAGTTACGGAAAACGAGACTCCAAGTCAAGTTGCACAAAAAATTTATAAGAATCCTGAGTTAGATTGGGTGATATTAATTGTAAATAATATTATCAATATTCAGGATGATTGGCCAATAGATGCAAATTCATTCAATAATTATCTCCTTGATAAGTATGGTTCAGAGGAAAAATTACTTGAAATACATCACTATGAAACTTTAGAACTTTTAGATTCTTTTGGAAGATTGATTCTTCCAGAAGGATTGTTAGTCGATGCAACATTTTATAATGCACCGGAGTTTAAAAATATTACTACTACTCCTCCGGGAATCACCTTCCCGCCAATATTTGTTTCTGGAACTCAAGCAAGTGCTGTTGCAGTGGTTGAGAATCGGAGTGTTGTTGGAGTTGCAACTACGAATCTACAATCTGGACTTGGATATAAAACTCCCCCTACTGTAACTTTTTCCGATCCACCAACAACAACAAATGCATCAGTAAATGCATCCATTAGTGGTTTTGCAGTTACATCATTCAATACACTGACTGGTGGAAAAGGATACTTGTCAACACCAACAATAACTATTGAACCGCCACCAAATTCAGTTCAATCAGTAGCTACTTGCACAATAGAACCCTCTAATGGCGAAGTTCTCTCAATTAATTTGATTAATGGTGGTTCTGGATATGGAGTAACAGCACCCACGGTTACCTTCCCATCTTCACCAAATACTATTGAAGGATCATATGTCAACCAGTCTTCCATTGCAATTGGTAATCAAGTAGATGGGATGTTTATAAGAGAGAATGGATTGGACTTATTTACGAGTAGTATTTCTAATAGTGGAACCGCTTCAGGTACAGAACGTATCAAACAATATTCTATGAGTAATGCATGGGATGTAACCACAGTAAGTTTTGTTCGAGAGTTGAATGTAAGTGCAGATTTTTCATATTGCACTGGAATTGAATTCAAACCAGATGGAACTCGGATGTTTGTAGTAGGAGGTGTTGGAGTTTCCTACAAATTAATATCTTATAATTTATCTACTCCTTGGAACATCTCCACTGCAACAAAATTAAATGAACGTTCTATTACCTCTCCT